CAGCTGCTTGCGGTCGGTGAGGTCGCACCACTCGGCGACGTAGTCGAGGGCGTCCTGTGCGAGGTACAGCTCGCGGGCGAGGCGGTCGACTTCGGCGCGGGCCTCGTCGGCGGTGAGTTCGTCGTCGCTGCTGGCCGCCGGGTTGTCCGGGGCCGTCCGGGCGCCATGTCCGGGGCAGACCCACGGGTACGGGAGGAGCGGGTCGGTGCAGCGGGGGCAGTCTTCGGCGTTGCCGCCGGGCGGGATGGGTCCGGGTGCGCCGTCGACGGGCGGGGTGTCCAGCATGCCGAGGGCGTACAGGACACCGGACGCCGCGTGGTCGATGAGCGGGCCGTTGCAGATGGTGACGGCGTCGGCAACGGCGGCACGGATCAGGTCGGCTGCAACGAGGGTGGGCTGGTCGGTCACGGGGTCGGCTCCTCGGAGGTGTCCGGTCCAGGGCAGGTGCGGATGTGCGCCAGGGCGGTCTCGGTGTTCGTGGTGATGGTTCCGTTGCCGCGCCGGGTGATGGCGAGGGTGATCGGGATGAGTAGCGGTGTGCGGCAGGCGGGGCAGTGGATCTCGACTGCAGTGCGGTCGGTGGCCATGGGTGTCCTTTCGGTTGGGCCCGGCCGGGGCGACCGGCCGGGCAACGGGCAGACGGTCAGACGTGGCGGAACGTGATCTCAGCCAGCTCGGCACGGGCCTCGGCGATCGACGTGCGGCCGTTCGCGAGGTCGCCGATCAGCACGGCCGCCTGGTACTCGCCCTCGTCGGTGGCGTCCGTGAGGCGGCTGGCGATCTCGCCGACCAGCGCGAGGACGTGGCTGTCCGAGTCGGCCGGCTCGTCCAGGTACACGTCGTTGTCGGCGAACGCGGCAACGATGGCCGGGTCGTCCTTGAAGTCCTCCAGCGACTCGTCCTCGGTGTCCCAGTCGCCTTCCTGAAGTCCGGCGATGAGGTCGCCGAGGACTTTTCGCTTGGTGGCGTTGTCGGCGCCGGCGTCGATGAGGGCGCGGGCGACGGGGTTGAAGATCTGGTTGGCGGATGACCAGCCCATGGCGGTGGCCTTTCGGTGGTGGTTGGGTGTGTCGAGGAGCCGGGCACAGGCCCGGGGTTACGGGGCGGGCTTCGGCTTGCAGCTGATGTGGGTCGGGTCGCTGGTGATCCGGTCCGTGGGCGGCAGTTCGAACGGGGTCCTGCCGCAGCACGGGGTGAGGCCCGAACCGCCCGGCGGGCAGCCGTGCACGACCTCGTAGTCCGGCGGGAAGGCCAGGGCCAGCACCTTGTCCGCGAGCGTCGGACTGGCGTCGGGGTGGCAGGTGCACGGGTTGTCGGGCCACGGGCGGGGCGGGATCACGGGCGCGGTGGGGGCGGTCACTGCTGCTCGCCTCCGACGCGCCGGTCGAGGTCGTAGACCCAAGCCGCGATCACGGCGGCGGCCTGGATCAGCTCGGCGCGGAGCTTGGCCGGGTCGGACTCGGCGAAGGCTTCGGCGACTTCCTCGCGCAGGATGTGCAGCCAGTCGAGGTACCCGCCTTCGGCCGCCGACTGGCAGGCCATGCGTGCCACGTCGGCGTCGATGGTCTCGGGGTACTGGCCGGTGCCGTTGGGGTGGTGCTGGTCGCCCCATTTGGCGAGTTGGGCCTGGCGTTCGTCGTCGATGTCCTCGGCGAAGGCGGCGAGGCCGGGGGTGGTGAAGAGGGTGGGGTACATGTCGTGTCCGTTCTGGGGTGGTTCGGGCAGTAGTTGGTGCACCTGGTTCGGGTCGCGTGGGCCTCGCTGGCCCCGTCCGGGGTCAGCAGCGGCTCCCCGGCGGCCTCTACGGGCTTCGGTGGACCCTTGGGAGCTTCGTGGGTCTGCGCGGGGCGTAGACGGGCGCTCAGCCGCTCCGGTACGTGGATCTCACCCGGCCGCAGCAAACCCACCCGCAGAGCCACCGCCACCGCATGCGCCCTATCGCCGACACCCAGCGCCCGGTAGACGAGTCGCAGAGAGCTGTTCACCGTGTCCGGCGCGATCCGCAACCGGGCTGCGATCTGGGCGGCGGTGTTGCCGTTGGCCACAAGGCGCAAGATCTCCAGCTGCCGAGGCGTCAGCAGCGCCTGACCGCTCACCGCTGCGCCTCCCGCGTCCGGGCCGCCACGTCGTCGGTCGTCGCGAGCACACACCGCGACGGCACGGCGACCAGCCAGCCCGTCCCCGGCATGTCGCAGGCGACGGCCGCCGGATGCCGGTCGACGTACACCAGGCCGCGCCGCACGGTGGCCATGTGCTCGTCGCAGAGCAGGGAGAAGTCGGCTTTGGGCGTCAGCCACCAAGCGACGTGCCAGGTGGCGGCCCTCCCGCAGGGTGCGGCGTCGTGGGTGGGCCGGGACCCGCATCGGGGGTCGCCGCGCCGTGGGGTCGGCGTGAGGTCGGGGAAGGCACTCACCGCTGCTCACCTCGTCGCTGCGCCCAGTCGGGATCGAACGCGGGCGCGGGACCACGGGGTGGCGGCGGGTCGTTGCGGTGCCGCCAGGCGCGGACCGTGGCCCGGGGGCGGAGCAGCAGCATGCGGGCGATCTCCGCCGCGTACACGGGCTGCGCGAGCCACCAGCGCCAGTCGCGGCGGGTGACGCGCGGTGTCCGGTACATGAGCCGGTGGGCCCAGTCCGAGGCGCGGTGAGCGGGACGCCAGCGGCCGATGAGGTATCCAGCGAGGATGCCGCCGAGTGCGACCACGATCGCGGTCACCGCTGCGCCCCGCTGCCCAGCGCGGCCCGCTCGGCCTGGTGCTTGGCGCTGTCGACCGGGCACACGACGCGGTCGTCCGCCGTCATCAGCCAGCCATCGCGGAGCAGCTCCGCACGGGCCTGCCCCAGGTTGGCGAAGTGCACGTCGCCCCCGCCGTACTGGTCCCTGAACGGGTAGCGGCAGACGTCGCAGGCGACCGTGACGCAGTCGTGGCGGCGGACGCTCATCGCCGCGCCCCCTCGACGACGGGCCACGCCTGGCGGCAGCCGTTGCTGCGGCAGCGAATGTGCTCGGGCACGTCCTCCGGGATCCACGTCAGTCCGTCGTCCAGGACGCTGCGCCCGCAGCGCGACACCGTGCCCTCGCGGATCTTGCGGCCAGCCATGTGGACGGCCTTGTGGGAATGGACGTCGGGCCGGGAGTACCAGGACGCGTCACGGCCGGCGGCCCACGGCTCCTCGGCCGGCGTCTCGGTGCTCATCGCTGCACCCCCTCAGCGGCCTCAGGCTGCTGTTCGGCCTCGATCGCGTAGGTCGCCGTCTGCCGGACCAGGCGCTGCGCCCGCGCTCCGGGCCGGGTGATCGCCGACTCGTAGCGGCTGGCGGCGTCCTCGCGCTGCTCCCAGGCGGGGCCGTCGGGTCGCCACTCGCCTCGCCAGTGGAACTCGATCTGCCACTCGGTGCGCGGCGGGTGGGCCACGGCCTCGGGCTGGGGTGCCTCGTCGGCCAGGCGGCGCAGCTCGGCACGGGCGGCGGCCAGACGCCTGGCGGGGCTCAGCAGTTCATGGCCCGGCACGTACCGCTGGCAGGCGCGCTCATGCAGCCCCTGCGAACGGGCGCAGGTGCACGGGAACTTGGCCCGCACCTGCGTGAGTACGTCGTGCAGGGCGAGTGCCCGGGTGTCGTCCGGCTCAGCGGCCAGCATCTGCTGGACCTCGTCGGCGGCCCAGCGGAGCACCGAGGCCCGGTCCACGGGCACGGCGGCAGGCAGCGCGGCCACCGTCTCCGAGATCCACTTCACCCAGTCCCGGATCCGCTCCGCACCCGGGGCGCCGAAGAGTTCGGCGTCCTGGAGTCCGAGAAGCATGGTCGGGCCGATGGCTGCGGCGATGACTGCGATGCGGTCGGCGGGTGCGGACGGCACAGCGCCCGGTGTTGCATCGTGGGTGGTTTTGTTGGTTCCTGACATCAGGTCACTCCGGTCTGTCCCGGTATCGCCGGGTTGGCGTGGCGGTCGGGTTGGCGGGTTTGATCGTCTGGATGGGCGGAAGTCAGGCGGCGCGGCGCGGTCGGCGGATGGCTTCGGCGAGTGCGGCCCGGTTCGCGGCGGCCCGCTCGGGGCTGATGGGCGGGCGTTCGGCGCGCGGGGTGGGTCCGTAGTCGCGTACGAGGCCGGTGGGGAGGGCTTCGGCGTACAGGCGCTCACTGGGGGTCTGGATCGGGCGGAGCGGTCCGTCGGGGAGGTTGAGGGCGTGGCGGGCCCTGGCGACGGTGGTGCGGTGGACGCCGGTTTGGGCGGCGATGGCGGTGTTGTTGAAGCCCTGGCGGAGGAGTTCGACGATGTCGGCGCGGATTTTCACGGCTCGGTCCTCTCGGGGTGGGTGGTGGTCCAGGTGGTGATGCGGGTGTCGTGGCTGGGGATGGCGAGTGGCCGGCTGCTCACGAGACGTCCAGCGAGGTCTGTCCGGCGGCCTCGATCGCGGCGAGGCGGGTAGCGGCGGCGGTCTCGCGGTGGTGCGCGGCGTCGTACCTGAGGTGGCACTTCTGGCAGGCGGCGAAGAGGTTGCCGTCGTCGGCGTTCTCCGGCACGTGGTCCCGGTGGGCCGTGGTGAGGACGACCTTCGAGCCGGTGTCCGGGTGGGCCTGGCCGTGCTCGGCGGTGCATCGGCCGTCGTGGTCGATGCCGCACTGCCCGGCGCACTCGCAGCGGCCGGCGGCGCGGGCGAAGCGGATCCGCTGGCTGATGGTTTTCCAGTTGCGCGGGTAGCGGGCGCGGTTCTCGGGACGTACGGGCATCAGGCCACGGCTCCCCTCGGCTGGCTGTCCCTGGTCTCGGCCTGGTGAAGGAGGTCGAGGAGTGCGGGTCGTACGGGGCTGGTGTTGATGGCGCCGGAGGCGAGGGTCGCCGGGGGTACGAAGCCGGTCCAGTTCTCGGGGGTGGCGAACTTCATGGGCGGTTCGGTGAGCTTGGCGGCGATGTCGGGGTGGGCGAGGACGGTGGCGCGGCGGCGGGTGTTGCGGGTGGCGGCGGCGCGGGTCTGGTCCTTGATGAAGGCGGTGAGGTCGTTCTGCTGGCGGAGGGCACGGATGTCGTCTTCGCTGATGTCGGTCATGCGGCGGCCTGGCGGCGGCGGTCGTCGCCGGTGATGACGACCCGGTCGCACATCTCGATCAACCGGGATGCGACGCGGTCTCCGACGCGGTCGGCGAGCTGCTTGGGCAGCACGTTGGAGGTCATCAGCGTCGGCAGCTGGTTCTCGTAGCGGTGGTTCACCAAGCGGAAGTTGATCTCTTCGGTCCACTCGCTGGTCTTGGCGGCGCCGAGGTCGTCGACGAGGAGCAGCGGGGCGTGGGCGTACTTGCGGAACTCGGTCTCGGAGTCGATGCCGGCGCGGGGGCGGAGGGCGGCGTACATGTCGGCGCTGGAGGTGGCGGTCCAGCGGAGGCTGATGCCGGTGGGGGCGAGGTGCCGCAGCGCGCCGTACGCCTGGTAGGTCTTCCCGACGCCGGTCGGCCCGAGGAGGAGGAGGGAGCGGCCGGTGGTGATGGCGGGGACGATGCGGCGGCCAGAGTGGGCGCGGGTGGTGGCGATGAGGTTGTCGGCCCAGTGCTGGACGTCGGGGTGGTCGGCGTTGGCTCGCTGGTAGATGAACGGGATGTCGTGGTTGGCGTGGTCGATTTCGCGGCGGGCGGTGGCGGGGCGGTCGTAGGGGTCGCCGGTGATGTCGTTGATCGCGTCGGGGGTGAGCTGGTGGGCGGTGAGGATGGCCTGCCAGTTGGTGAGGTCGACGGGGGTGAGGTGGTCCATGGGTGCTCCTACAGGCTTTCGAAGTAGGCGGACTGGTCGGTGGGGTTGGTCCACGGCTGGTAGTTGCCGCTGGCCACGGCCTTGAGCTGTGGCGCCGACCCGGCGGGGACTTCAGGCAGGCCGCCCCAGCCCGGAAGGAAGTAGCGGGCGGAGTAGGGCGGGTTCTTCGAGCTGCGCCAGACGCGCTCGGCGTGATCGACGAGGACGGGCACGCTGCGGGTGGCGACGAGGCCGGCGAGCTTCTTCCAGTCGGCTGCCTGGAGCTGCCAGCTGATGCGCATGCCGCGCAGGGTCATCTCGTCGATGAGCGGCTGGACGATCTTGAGTGCATCGACCTCTCCCGCTGCCGGCTGATCAACGGCGCGGGGGGGATGTGGTTGAACATCTACATCGTGGTTTAGCTGGTCTTGGTAGTGGGGTCCGGTTTCCGGACCCCTAGGGGTCTCGTTTTCGGACCCCTGGGGTCCGGTTTCCGGACCCCTAGCGTTTTCGCTACCGGTCCGGTTTCCGGACCCCTGCGCGGCGCTAGGGGTCTCGTTTCCGTACCCCTGCGATACGGCTAGAGGTCCGGTTTTCGGACCCCTAGAGCCACGCTCCGGGCGGACATAACCGACGGCGCCGGGCACCCGGTAGAGCGCCGAGCGGGTGCCGCGCGCCTCCTCCAGGAGCTCCAGCTCGCCGGACTTCACGAGTGCATCGACGGACTTGATCACCGAGGAGCGCGCGGCGTTGCTGAAGTGCGTCAGCTCGGCCGTGCTTGCCCGGACCGTGCAGTCCGGCCCCGTGATCCAGTTGGCGACGGCCAGCATGATGTGTCGGCCGGTCCCCTTGGACTGGGAGTGGTTCCACACCCAGTACATAGCGTCGATGCTCACGTGCTCTTCTCTCGCCGTCGTTGCTGGTCATCGCCTGTTTTCTGGCATGGCTCATGGCGGCTTCATCCGGGCGCGACTTGTGCGCCGGGCGTGCTTCAATCCTACCCCGGGGTGACCGGTCACCTGCCAGTCAAATGAAAGTCGATTACCGGTCAGGGGGTGAACGGTCACAGGGCGGTCAGCTACATTGGCTGTATGACCACGAAGGGAACTACCGGCCGCGTCGTACGCATCGAGGACGACGTGTGGGCTGACTTCGAACAGGTCTGTAAGGAGAAGGGGCTCGCTCGAGCCACGGACATCCGCATGTACGTCGTTCGCGAGGTCACCGCGTGGCGCCGACAGCAGGCTGCTGACCGTCGCGCCGCCCGCAACATCGCCGAGTCCTGACTTCATCGCCGCACCGCCCCCGCCGGGCAGACGTGGCAGATGACGTGCTCTCTGCCGCACACCGCGCCGGCCGGGCACCGCCACCGCAGGTCGACCACCCCGCCGTGCAGCCGGGCCACGCACCACAGCAACCGCCACGGGCCGGGTGTCCGTGCGTCCCCCGTGACGTACGGCGCCACATCGGCGAGGACCATGAGCGCGGCGCGGTGGCCGACGAGCTGCCGGTAACAGGGGGCGGTGCAGCGCGGGCAGGTGGTGCGGGTGGCGCCGATCGCCGTCTTGCGTGGTGCGGTCACGGTCTCCTCCTCTCGTGTGGTGGGGTGGCCCGGCGGTGGTGGGGGTCACCGCCGGGCCGGTCTGGTGGGTCAGAGCAGCCAGCGGGCGGCGAGGTAGACGAGCCACATGACGGCCGCCGCCCCGGCACCACCGACGAAGCCGGTGACCAGGTCGCGTCGCAGCGAGTGCGTCCAGTCGCGGGGCCGGGGCATCAGCGGGCCGCCCTCGGGACGACCCGTGCGCCGCCGCGCGGCCGGAAGACGACCCGGGCCCGGCGGAGCAGGGAGTGCATGCCGCCGTACGAGTAGCCGTACCGGGTCGCGAGACTGCGGATGGTGTCGCCGGCCGTGTACTCGGCGGCGATGCGCTGGAGGAACGCGTCGGGGGCCGGCCGGGGGGTATGCGTGCGGGCCATCAGGTGTCCTTTCGGGTGGCGGCTTGTGCGGCGCGGTAGGCGTTGGGTGTGGAGCGGCGTTTCCCGGAGGCGATAGCCCGCTCGTCGATCACGTGAGCGACCGCATCAGGGGTGGGCGTCGTCCACGCCCCGGGGAGGCGCCCGGGGCCGGGCGGGGGTTCGGGGCGCCCGGCGAGCGCCGACGGGGTGTGGGCCGGGCAGCACCAGCCGGTGAGGAAGAACCGCACCCCGGCCGCGCTCCGGCAGTGGCGGCCGGCGGGGCCGTCCCAGTGCTCGCAGGGGGCCGGGGTGCGGGCGGTCATGCGGCGGCCTGCTGCCCGCGCACGGCCTCGTAGCGGGTCAGCGACTTGTTCAGGTAGTCGCGGCTCACGCCGAGCCGATCCGGGACCTGCGTGCGGGGGACGCCGTGGCGCTCCAGCCACGCGGTGTCCTCAGCCAGCTGGACGTACCGCGGCGCGGGGCCGCTGGCCGCGGGCGTGGTCGGGTCGAGGTCGGCCCGCTGCTCCCCGTCCAACGCGGCCCAGATGCCGTGCCGGTCGATGGCCGGCCAGCCCCGTTCCACACCCAGCACCGCGGCCTGGCACACCAGACGAGTCGGGCAGGCGAGGCACACCGCGCGGGCCTCCGCCTGCTCCTCCGGGTCACGGCTGTGCCACGTGTCGGGATGCCGGATCCCGGACTGGCACGCGGGCAGGCGGGTCATGAGGCAGCCCGCCCTTCACCGACGAGGGCATGGACGGTCCACCAGGTCAGGCCCTCAGCCGTGGCGATCGCGTTGATGGTCTCGCCCGTCTGGTGCCGCTCGTGCAGGGCGCGGCCGATCTCCTCGCGGCGGCCGTCGAAGTCCTGCGGCTTCGCGCCCGCCCTCCGCTGGCGGGTCTTGCGGCGCAGGTGTGCGGCGCGTTCGTTCTCGTCGATGCCGCCCCAGATCCCGGCGGGCTGCCGGGTCTGGATGGCCCAGGTCCCGCAGTCCATGACGACGGGGCAAGTGGCACAGATGGCCTTGGCCTTCTTGGCGGCGGTGACGGCGGCGGGGTTTTCGCCGATGGGGAACCAGAGTTCGCCGTCCATGTCGCGGCAGGCAGCGTCGTGTCGCCAGTCGGTGGTGGCGGTGCTGCCGGTGGTGGTGTCGGGCGCGCGGCCGGCCATCACGCCACCGCCCTTGAGGTGTGGAGGACGGCTCGCAACCGCAACCCGATCCAGGCTCCGACCTGTTGGGATACGGCGTTGCCGAACCCGTCCACCTGGTTGCGGGCGCTACCCCAGACGGTGAAGGTGCCGCGGTGTTCGCCGAAGTCGACGTCGAAGCCGCAGCCTCGGCCGACCTCGTGCGCGGCCATCATCCGGAAGTAGCAGTCCTCAAGCGGCAGATCTGCGAGAGCGGCCCGCCACTGGGCCATGAGCAGCGCTGTCGTGTCGTGCGCGGTGAGGGTGCCGAGCGGGTCGGTGAGCGGGTGCGGGGCGGTCTCGTTCCCGGTGGAGCCGTTCTGCTTGAACCACCCGGCGGCCGAGAGCAGGCCCGGGATCTGGTCCGAGGTGACTGTCGGCATCGCCTCGCCGTGCACCGCGGGGAGGGTGTTCTTCCGGTACGGGATGATCCCGGAGGACACCACGGCGAGGGTCTCCGAGCCGACCTGGGTGGGGAGCGGCTCTCCGGCGCCACGGGGGGCGCCCTGGAAGTTGTCCACCGCGAGCGCCATCGGCGGGGTGACCAGGCCCGTGGTGTTCGTGGCGGGCTGGGCCCACAGCGGCTGGTCGAAGCCGCGGGAGCGGCAGTTGGAGCCCGGACGCTCGAATGTGTTCCCCGCTGCCGCGATGATCGCGCCGGTCGACAGGATGGACGTCTCCTGCTGGCTGGTCTGCGTTGCCATGGGCTGCCACGGGTGTCGCTCGGAGCCGTGTACGCCCTTCGCCGGCATGAGGATCGCGGGGAAGTCGGCGAACCGCGACCGGCAGCGTTCAGCGCGGGCCATGGTCGACCGCGCGAGCGGCCCGACGAACCCGTCCGCGAACGTTTTGGCCGGCTTGTCGCCGATGCGGGTCCCGAGGTTGCTCAGGTCGAGCGCGGCCAGCGACGGCGTCATCGGCGGGACCACCGGAGTACGGCACGACGGGCACCGGTACTCGTACTGCTTGCCGTAGCGCACGGACCCGGTCGGCGGGATGCCGGTTTTCCACGTCCACACCGCCTCGACGTCCTTGTCGCAGCGGTGGCAGCGTGCCACCGGCCGGTGGTCGAGGTCGGGGGTGGGGATGGACTTGTCCCAGAAGGCGATGTACAGGCGGTCCCGGGACTGCGGTACGCCGAAGAACTGCGAGTTGAGGTACAGCACCTTGTGCCGGTAGTTGAGCAGGTCGAACTGGTTGAGCCACCACCGGTAGGTAGCGCCGTCGCCGACCTTCGGGCGTCCGGGAATCGCCGGTCCCCACGACGTCAGCTCGGTCGTGCACTCGATGAGGATCAGCCGCGGGTGGTGCTGGGCGGCGTAGTGCAGGACGCAGTTCGCGGTCGCCCGGTCCCGCTCGGACCGCGTCACCCGCTCCTCGAAGTCGGGGTCGTCCAGCTCGAACAGCGTCAGGCCCTGCTCGTATGCCTTGATCGTGTTTGCCTGCGAGTGGTTGACGCAACTCACGCCCGCGACCAGGAGGTCGGCGGCGGGAAGGTCTCGGGCGGAGTGGTAGTCCGCTGCCTCGGGGTCGACCAGGTCGGCGATCCAGTGTTCGGCGTTCGGGTGGTTCGCCTCGTGGACCTCGACCTTGTAGGCGTTGTGGTTCGCGGCCATGATCGTGGTGAACCCGGCGAGCTCGATGCCGCGGGTGAGGCCCCCGAAGCCGGCGAACAGGTCGACTGCGGTCGGGTCGTCGTGGCGGAACCGACGTCGCTTGGTGGCCGGCCGGTGCGTGGCGGTGCGGATCTTCTTGGCGGATGCGCGGGACATCAGGCGCTCACCGCCTCGTATGAGAGCGGGTCTTCGCCGGGCTGAAGGCTGCGGACGACGAGGACGAGCTGTCCGCCCTTGACGATGTCGCCGAGCCGCATGTCCGGGCCGAGGAGGTGTGTGTGGTCGTCGTCGTCCAGGACGCCGGCGTCGACGATGCCGTCGACCGCGGCCTTGAAAGAGGGATACCAGTTGGCGGGGTCGGCGCGGCGGCGGGTCGGCGGGTGGAGCACGCCGAGGATGTGGGCGCGGGCGAAGAGCGGTCCGGGCTTGGCCGTGGCGAGCGCGGCCATCAGGGCGGGGCTGTCGCTGACGGCTTCCATGGCGGCGGCGCGCAGGTCGGCGGTGAGCTTGGCCTTGAGGCGGTAGTGGGGGCGCTGGTTGGCGTTGAGGAGCCTCAGGCCGGCGGGGAGGGTGATGGTGTGGAGGCGGCGGGTGGGGCCCGCCCCCGCGTGGGGGGAGCACGCGGGGACGGGAGTCTCGATGGGCAGGGCGGTCACTTCGCACCACCGTTCCGGGCGGCGCGGCGGGCCTGCCACTCCTCCTCGGTCAGGTACTGCACCAGCTTCGGTACGGGCTTCCTCCGGGGCTTGCGCTCTGCCCCGTCCCGGGCGATGGCCCGCTCGCGCTGGTATTCGGCGGCCCCGGCCTTGCAGTCCGCGCACGGCTCCTCGCCCCGGTAGCGGTGCTGCTTGTAGCCGGAGAGCTTGCCGTGCGCGATCGGCTTGAGCCGCGAAGAGTCCTGCACGGCCTGCCGCTGCTGCACCGCCTTGGCCTTGGTGTTGGCCCGACGGCATGCGTCGTCGATCGGCTCGCCCTTGCGGACGTGCCGGTTGTAGGCGGATTCCGTGCCGCAGTCAGCGAGGGGGCGGCCGGTGCGCTTGGGCTCGGTGAGGCCGAGCTGGGTGATGAGCTCGTCAAGCTGGTCGTCGGTGAGGTCGGGCATGGTCAGTCCCCCTCGGTGGTGGTCGGAATGTGCGCCCCGCATCCGGCGTCGGCGCAGGTCGCGGACCCGTCCGGGTGCACGATGACGGCCACGGTCTGGTGCTCGTCGGGGCAGTACCGGAAGGCCATGACGACCAGCCCGAGCGGCGTTTCGACGGTCGTGTGCGCGTCGTAGAACCCGGCGTACTGCACGGGTGCGGGCTCGGCCCGGGGCACGTCGGCCGGGCGGTTCGTACGCAGCCGGCGGGCGAGGGCCTGAAGCCTCGGCAGCGCGGGCGTGATCCCGAAGACGAGGGCCGCCGCGCCGATGAGGGGAAGGTCGGGGTTCATTCGGTCACCTCGCCCTTGTCGGCGGGGCGCGGGCGGACGGTCAGCAGACCCACGTCACCGGTCCTGGTGGCGTCGGCGAGCTGCTTCTGCGTCACGGCCAACTGGCGGCGGAGAGCAGCCAGCTCGCGGGGCACATCCGGGGCGCCCGTGCGCGCCTGCTTCAGCTCCCGCTCCAGGCGCACCACGCGGCTGGAGAGCTCCACCTCGCGCGGGGTGACACCGACACGGGGCGCGGACGCCGTACGGAGAGCCGTCTCCAGCTCGGCGATGCGGTCCAGGCGGACAAGGTCGCGGGCTTCGAGCTCGGCAACACGGGCACGGAGCTGACGTCGAGTCGCCATCACGCCTGCACCCCCTCGCCGGCAGCCGGGATCAGCGGCCACTCCGGCGCGCAGTACGCGCCCTCCTCCGTCTTCCGCAGGTGCGCCTGCAGCCCGGCCTGGTGCTCCGCGCGCCACGCCTGCTGAGCCGCGAACAGTTCGGGCGGCGAGTAGCCGTTCAGGCGCGGGAACCGCTCGAACTGCGCCTCCGCGATCAGCAGCGCCGCCAGCGCGTCCGCCTCGGCGGTGTGCCAGTCCTTCAACTCGACGCCATACCGCCCGCAGGTCGGCTTCAGCTTCCGCTGACCAGCGCCCTTGACGTACCGGTCGAACTGCTTGTCCAGGACGATCGGATCGACCAGCGTCACCGGCTCCGCGCCGAGCCGCTCCCCGACGGTGGGCAGGCCGTGGCGGATGAGCTCGTAGTGGAGGATCGACCAGTCGAAAGCCTGGTTGAACGCGATCAGCGGCATCCGAAGCGTCAGGGCCGTGGTGAGGTGTCCGGCGATCTCGTCCAGTGCGGTCTTCGGCTCGACGCCTTCGGCCTGGGCCCTGGCGTCGGTGATGCCGTGGATCTCGGAGACCTCGGCCGGGATGGGGACGCCGGGGTTGATCAGCCACGAGAAGGGGCGGTCTTTGCGGCCGGGGATACGGACGATGAACGCGGCGGTGACGATGCGGTCCTCGTGGACATCCGTACCGGTCGTCTCCGTGTCCCAGGACGCCTTCCAGACGTCAGCGAAGGCGTTCACTGAGCACCCCCGGCAGTGCGCTCCTTGCCGATGCGGACGACCATGTCGCCGATCTGCTCTTCGTCGCCGACCTCGTTCGTCACCAGCGCCCCGAGCTGCCGCGTCTGCTTCAACTCAAAGTGGATCTGCCGCAGACGGCCGGAACTGGTGCCCGGATTCGCGACCTCATCGACGTACGACACAGCCGGCCGGACCGGAGCCTCACCGCGCTCGATGCGATCGGAGTCCGGCTCCTTGTCGTGCGTCGGCGTCAGACCGAACGACAGCAACAGCGTCCGCAGCGCAACGCTCTGCGCCTTCGTGGTGCTCTTGTCGGCCGTGTCGAGAGCCTCGCCCTGCGTCTGGAGGGTGAGCGTGTCGCCCTTCGGCCCCATGATTTCCCAGGTGACCAGGACAGAGCACTCGCGCATCTTGCTGCCGGACTTGGTGGACTTCTCGCCGTACTCGGCTTCAACCTTGACGGGCATGACGTTCACGCCGTGCTTGAGCGTGACCGGGCCGAAGACGTTGACGACGGTGTCGACGCCACGGAAGTTGAAGCGGGTGCCGGCGCCGCTGTACTCCTCGCGCTTGCCGATGGCGCGGATGTCCTTGCGGACGCGGAGCCATGCGATGTGGACGGGCACCATGTCGGGGTCGTCGTCGCCCGGCTCGTAGTCGGCCATTGGGTCGACGGCTGGGGCGGTCGGCGGCTCGTATGCGGGGCCGGGCTCGGTGCCCGGGGCGGTGGTGGTGCGGCCTGCGGCGGCAGCCGCGCGCTCAGCGATGGTGGTCACGCGGAGAACTCCTCACGGACGGAACGGGGGATGTTGATGCGGCGGCTGACGCGGTCCTCGACGCACGCCTCGTAGGCGTCCGGGAACTCCTCGCGGAGCCGGGCACGGTCGACGTACTCGCGGGACTCCTCGTCGTAGGAGAAGGCCGGGCGGTCGTTGTAGAACGCCGCCTCACGGCCGCCGAGGTGGCCGATGAGCTTGGCCTTCGCCGCGTTCTTGGCCTTCTTCGCGGCGGACTCGGCGGCGGCCTGCGCGATGTAGTCGGCGAGGTCGTCCTGTGCGTCGCCGTCGCGGTCGATCTCGACGTAGCCCGAGCGCTCCGGATGCAGCTGCTCGTACAGATCGAGCAGCGGGCCCGGCTCCTCGTCGCCGGTCAGCAGCGGCGGGCGCCGGTCGGCAATCTGCTGCCACGCCTGCGCGCCGGCCGCGCGGAGGTCGGCGATCAACTGGGCGTGGTCGGCGGCGCGTACGACGAACTGCCGGTAGTCGTTACCGCCGATCAGCACCGCGACGTGGATGTGGTCGTAGCCGGTGGTGTCGGCCTGCCACAGGGTCTGCACGAGGACGTCGTCAGCGACGCCCTTGCGGAACTGGCCGGCCTTCATCTTGTCGCGGCACTTGATCTCGACGGCGCACCGCTCGGTGACGTCGGTGGAGGTCGGGCAGCGAAGGACGCGGCGGTCGAGGGTGCACATCTCCCACGGCCGGTCGGTGTTGGCGACGAGGCCGACGCGCTGGACGACGCTGCGGTTCCTCCGCGCCCACTCGCGGGCGACGGTGTCCTCGATGGCCCGGCCCCACAGGGCGGGTTCGGAGTCGTCGCCTTCGAGGGGCAGTCCGCCGGTCTTGTCGTGCCAGACGGAGAGGGCGTTGCCGTAGCGGCTGATGCCGAGGATCGCGGCGACGTCGGAGCTGCCGAGGCCGTTGCGGCGGGCGGTGAGCCAGTCGGCGCGGTCGGCGGTGGCGGGGAGGATGAGGCGGCCGGTGGGGGTGACCCGGCGGCCGGTGGCCTGTGTGGCGGTCGTCATCAGGCGGTGCCGCCCTTCGCGGTGTAGGTGTAGAAGCGGCGGGCCGGGGCGTCGTGCCGCTCCAGGTGGCCGCCGGAGTGCAGGGCTGCGAGGTCGCGGCGGATCGTCGAGCGGTAGATGTGCCGGTGGCCGAGGAGGCGCCGGTAGGTGTGCTTGACGAGGCCGACGGTCCACTCGCCGCGTTCGGTGCGGATGGTGTGGAGGAGGAGCTGTCGGCGGTCGATCCGGCGGGGGCCGGCGGCCGGGACCGAAGTCCCGGCCTGCGCGGTGTTCGTCACAGGGCATCGCCCCGCTCTTCCGCCTCGACGGCGGCGGTGTTGCGGGCGTCGTCCTCGGCGTCGAGCCGGAACTCGGCGTCGCGGTCCATCTCGTACAGCTCGTCGGCGCTGTGCGCGTCCTCGATGGAGCCGTGGTCGTCGTAGTTGTCGTATCCGGCGACGGCCCACTGTTCGGTCTGGCGGTCCCAGATCACGGACCAGGCGGTGTGGTCGGTGAGGGTGCCGTCGATGTCGATGCCGACGTGCATTCCGGCGGCGGCGCTGGCGTTGAGGGCGTCGGCGATGGCCTGCCAGTACGAGCGCTCGGTGCGGGGTGCGGGCTGGGTGGTCTCGCCGACGTCGGTGATGTCGGTCCAGCCGTCGAGGTCGTCCGAGTCCTCGGGCGCCCACGTGCTGATGCAGGGCTCCCTGCGCCAGCCGAACGCGATCGGGTAGCTGCCGCCCGGTGCGGTGGCGACGTGCTCGACGAGGAACTCGATGAGGTGGCCGTGGTGCTGGCGGGTGTAGGTGTGGTCGGGCTGGAAGAAGTTGGCGGGCTGGGTGGTCTCGCCGCTCGGCGCGGTGACCGTCCCGACCTGCCCGGCGTCGGCCATGCGGCGCAGCTCGTCGCCGATGGCCCTGGCCATGGTGTGCGGGCCGATGATGCCTGCGGCCTTCATCGCGTCCCAGTCGGGGAAGCGGCCGAGGAAGGTGGCCGCGATGCTGGCAGCCTCGTGCAGTACCTCGTTGCGGGTGACGACCCCGGCCACGTTGTCCGGGCGGACCGCGCCGCGTGCGAGCTTCGACGCCATCGCGTCAACGGCGTCGGCCTGCGCCTGGCGCTGCTTGCCGCCAGCGGAGCGGAACTCCTTGGCCTTCTTGCCCAGCCACGCCACGATCTCAGCGTCGCGCTCGGTGATCAGGGCGTCGGCCAGCCGGTTCGCTTCCGCCCGGTCGATGACGGTCGAGTTGATCAGGTCGTCGCGGGCGGTCATGCGGCACCTCGGATCTGTGCGGGCAGCAGCTGCTGCACGGCGCGCTGCTGGACGCGGCGGGACGGGTGCGGGGAGCAGGCCGCGCAGCCGGAGCGGTCGGTGTGCGGGCGGTGGAGGGGGCAGCAGCCGGTGTCCTCCAGGGAGGTCGTGAGCTGCATGTCCTCGGGGATGCCGCAGTCCGTGTCGTGGACCACGAAGGTGTCGCTGTAGTCGCAGGTGCCGGAGCAGTCCGGGTCGCGGGGCCTCATGCGGTCACCTCGTGGCGGTCGTCGAGGTTCCGGCACGCCGTCGAGCAGTACGGGGAGCCCGGCTGGGCCGGACGCGGGCACTGCGAGCAGCCCGGCCGCTCGCTCTCGGCGACGGCCAACTGCTCGACGACGAACGAGCCGCCGTTGTTGAAGCCGACGACGATGTGGCCGCGCATCGACTCCAGGTCGACGAAGACCTCAACCTCACGGGAGGCGAGGTACGGGCGGACGTCCTTCATGACGTGCTCGGCCAGGCCGTCGGCACCGATGGCCCACACGGTGAGCGGCGCGGGGGCCGGGCTGCCGTTGCGTCCGCCGTGGCGGCCGACGCGGTCGTACGTCACGCGGAACTGGGTCTGCGTGGCGCCGGGGCTGGCGGCCATCTCGTCGAGCGACGGGGTGACGATCGCCTGCTCGGGGTCGCGGGGCTCGTGGCGCCCGGCCTGCCAGTCCGGGCCCACGGACATGGCCAGTTCGGTCATGTACTGCTCGGTGATGTGGCGGTCAGGCATGGTGGTCCCCGTTCGTGGTGGTGGTGCGGGAGGACCGGCGGGTGGTCAACCGCATGGCTTCGTCGCCGGATAGCGGCGTCATCCACAGGCCAAGCAGGTGGTCGTGCATGCAGCAGTCATCCGCCTCGCACCGCCACGGGTTGACGCGGGGCGCGAGCGGCATCTGCTGCCACGGCTCGACGCAGCGGCACACGGCCTTGTAGGCGTTCCGCCGGGCCCGCATGCGGGCGAGGATCTGGCGCTCGGTCGGCTGCTCCCACGGGTGGATGCCTCGGCCGGGCAGCCACTGCCGCCCGTGATGGCCGTGCTCGGCACCGCACCAGCGGCAGCCGTACGGCGTCGGCGGGGTGCCGTCGGGCCAGCGGATGTGGCCGTGCAGCATGCCCGTGGCCGCGTCGCGGCGGCCGTAGCCCTGGAGGTGCTTCGTCGGGTCGTGGGTGGCGGCCATCAGCACCCACCCCCAGCCGTCGGGCGATACGTGAAGGGCGGCAGCGGTGACGAGGGGTCGCGGTGACGGCCGGTCGGCATCGGCTGCGGCATGATCAGCGAGGCGATCGCCTCACGACCCGGATCAGTCACCGTCGGGCGCGGGCCCGGCCGGTGGTTCATCGCGGCGCAGAACAGGAACCACGCCAGCAGCAGGGCCATCAGACCCGTGAGGAACAGAAGGTCACTCGCCACGGGGCTCACCCCCACGCCGCCAGTCCCGCAGCCGGCACGCAACCCACAGGCCGCCACCGACCAGCGCGGACGGGCCGAACACGATCGCGACGACGACCAGGAAGGTGCTCACGAGGCGCCCTCCTCAACCCGGGGGTGCGCGACACCCGGCAGCGGAAACGCCGTGTCCGGGTCCGCGTCCAACCAGTCGTGCGCAACCTCGGGGTGACCGGCGGCGAGCAGAGCCTGGCGCATCTCCTCGAACTCGACGGCCCGCAACTCGGCGATCCTGGTGCGGAGCTTGGCGTTCTCCACCTGCACGTCGTGCAGCACGACGTTCCGCTCAGCCCGCTCCGACTCCAGGGCGGCGACCCGAGCCCGCAGCCGCGCCCCGTACTCCGCGCGGCCCCGCGCCTCCGCCTGGAGACCCTTGATACTCATCTGCTGCCGAACAGCCACCGACGACCACAACGACCGCAGCCGCTCAACCTCGGCCAGCAACTCCCGCAGGGCCCGCGACCACGTACCCGGAGCCGGATGCGGAGCCGCAGCCACAGACGCGCGGATCTCGGCCAGACGCTCAGTGCTCATGGGGGCGTTCACGCCGCATCACCCACAGCGGGCAGCTCGGTGCCGAAGATGGCCTCAAGCTCCATGCGAGTCGACATCACGTACTTCGGGCACTTCGCCGGGTCCACGCCGTCGATCACGAACAGCGCCGCCCCGTTCCTGACGTGCTCGGTGACGCGCCAGACCTTGCCATTCGGGGCGACCAAGTCACCGGGCAGCGCCGGGGCGTCCGCCGCCGGGAAGGTGGCCACGGGGATGGTCCGGTCGGTACGGCCGGGGTGGACAGTAGGATCGATGCTCATGGTGAGCCTCGCTTTCATTGGTTGAGCGGGGATTGCCAGGTGGGTCGCTCCAGGCCGGGCAGGTTGGGAGCGGCCCGCATTCGTTCTCAGGCGGCGACGTCAGCGGCCTCTGCCGCAGTGATGGGCCGGCCGCCCGGATTGGCGAAGATCAGCCGCAACCTCGCCAGGAGCTCGGGCGTCGGGGGTGCGGCTGCAATGGCCCTGCGGGCCTGTGCGCGGGCGTCCTCGATGGCGGCGTCACCGAGGATGGCGCGGCGCTCTTCGGGGGTCATACGGTGACCTCGATGCCCTGATCTGCATCGATGTCGGTGTCGTCGTCCGTTTCGGTCATCAGGTGCTCGACGCTGACTCCGTAGGCCCTGGCGAAGCGGAGGATCGAATTTAGGTCAGGCTGTGCTTCCTGCTTGAGGATGCGGTAGACGGAGCTTTCGGCCACTCCAGTGCGCTTGTGGATGGCGTATCCGCTCGTGTCGCCCTTAGTGCTAGCGACCTTGCGGAGCGTGTCGACGCACAGGCGGGACATGGATCACCTCCCTTGAATGCTGGTGAGGGAGGGTTTCGCCCTCACGAGGGAGACATTACGCGCAATATCCCTCCCTCGCAAGGGAGCTTGTGTGGTGGGAGGTAATATTTTGGAATCAGACATGTGTTCGGCTACTGACGTACGCTGCGGAAACAGTCGACCATGGCTTGACCTGCATGCTTGCGCGCAAGGGAGGTCGTGACTACTCCCTCGCTAGGGAGTTATGGTGCGTCCATGACCGCCGACGCACCCCCCACGCGCGCGCAACGCTTCGCCGCCGCCGTCAAACCCGCAGCACACCGGGCTGGTTACACCGGCCACGGCGCGAACGCGCGCCTCGCCCGCGATACCGGGATCACCGAGAGCACCATCAGCCGCATGATGCTCGGCCAGACCATTCCGGACCCCAAGTTCTTCGAGCCGCTCGCACGCGTTCTCGACCTCAACCCGCTCGAACTGCTGGTCGAAGCCGGAATCATCTCAAACGAAACCCTTCGGTCACTGTCCGAAACTCGGCCCTCACAGGTACGCTCACCTTTCACCCCTGAAGAGGCGGCGACCGAACTGGGCTTCACCGATCCGGTGAGTCGGGAGATGTACTTCGCCATGGTCGAACGCCTCAAGCGCCGCCCGCACGATCAGACAGGCAGCGAGGGGGGCGCGGCGGCGGAGGCATAGCGTGGGGGTGCAGGCCATGACGGGAACGAAGATGTCGACGGCAATGCGGAGCTTCACCGCACTCGCAATCACACTCTTCGCCAGCGGAATCCTCACCACCCTCGCCGCAACGTGGGCCGACCATCCAGCCCAAGCCGCCGGCGGCAGCGCCGTTACCGTGACCGCCCTCACGATGTTTGCACTCCCCTGCATCCGGCGGTGGATCCTCGAAGCAGGGGACCTGCGCGACGTCGCCCTCGGCCAGATCGGCGAAGCCCAGAAGGAAACGGCCCGCGCGCTGGCCGCCCAGGCCGCCGTCGAGGTCGAGCGGGGCCGCATGCGCCGGGACGCCGCCTACGACGCGCAGCGCAGCGCAGCCGCGATAGCCACCGAGAAACGACGGCTACAAGAACAGTTCGACGCAGACCGCACAGAGATCATGTGCAACGCCTACGAGGCCGGCGTCCGGCACGCACTAGCCGGTGTCCTTGAGGCCCCTGAGCGGCCCGGAGGCAGGTCAGTGGTGCCGTTTCCGTCGCCCGCCGCACGCAGCGAGCAGCTCCAGAAGCGCGGCGTCAGCCATCCTTCCTGAACCCCGGCTCGCCCACGAACGACATCGTGATGCGGCCGGGCAGGATCTTCTGCGCCCCCTTCACGTGGGCGTGAAACAGGCGGATCGTGACGATCATCCGCATCGCGGAGCGTTTCTGCTCCGGCAGCAGCGCGTTCCACTTCTGCTCGGCGTCCGGGTTCCCGACAAGATCGCGCAGTAGCGGCGGCACACTCGCCGGGCCCCGATCAGCAACCTCTCGCAGCTCGTCGATCTGCGGCGTCAGCATCGTCTCCATCGCCGCTAGCGACATCACCGACAGCTCCGGCGTGCCGTCCGCCCTGAACGTGGTGGCGGCCGTCCGCGCCTCCTGCAACTGGTTCTCCAGCGCGAACAGCCGGGTCCTCGCCGCCTTCACCTCGGCAATGTCCTGGTCCACCTGGAAGGCAGCCGAAGCCGCCGGCGACCGAAGCCAGCCGATGATGGCCTCCTCGACGTACGCCTCGAACTGCGGAGCGCGAATTCCGGTGTCCCACACCGTGGAGCACAGGTAGTAGTGCGTGCCATTGCGCTTGGCCGTTTTGATGAACGGGGGCGGCTCGCCGACGAGGAGCGCCAGCGACGGCTCGTGACGTTCGACCTCGTCGCGCAGGGCCCGCAGCGTGTCGTCGTCCACCTCCCCGTGCCCTTTCCGTACGACACGGCGCATCTGCGGCAGCACTGGGCGCCACCCTGCTTGGTACATCGCGCGCACGGCGTGGCACCGCTCATCGGCGTACACGACCTCGGGATCGGGCGCCGGGATCTCGACCGGGCGCACTCGCCTGCCGGCGGACAGGATGCCGTCCTCTTCGTGCTCTCCGCACAGGGGGATGTAGGTGAGGAGGTGGGCGAGCCGGGATAGCCGGTGGGTGAGGCGGGTCGGGTCGGCGAGGATCGCCTGGGCGCGCTGGTAGGTCTCCGGGAAGTCGTCGTCTTCGCCGATGGGGGGCCACTTGGCGTCGCGGACGATTTTCCCTTGATGGACGCGTTTCCCGTTGTAGGCGGGGTTCCGAAGCACCGTGCCGACGCGCTCAACGGTCCATGGCCGGCCCCCCGGGTGCCAGGCGGCCGGGTTGCTGTTGAGCCACTGCGCGATGCCGTACAGCGTCTGTCCAGCCACCAGCCGCGTGAACATCTCGGCGACGATGGGCGCCCGGACAGGGTGTCGAACCTGCTCGACGAGCTCGCCGGTTTCCGGGTCGTAGCGTCGTTTGTAGCCGAACGGGGGGCGGCCGCCTGGCTTGCCCTGATTGGCGAGCTGGCGCTGCGTACGGACCTGCCGATCGCGGATGCCTTCGGCTTCGTCTTCGGCGTCGAGGGCGTCCCGCGCAGTCGCCTTTCGGTCCTCGCGTTTGCTGAGGTCGTAGACGGTGCCGTTGTAGCAGAGCAGGACGTTCGCCTCGTAGCAGGCGTTGCGGAGGCGTACGTAGACCCCGAGGTCGCGGTAGTAGCGGGAGGCCTCGAAGGCGACGACGATGCGGCACTCCCGGGCCCGGATGCCTTCGAGCATGGCTTCGAAATCGTCGCGGCGCTTCTTGGCGTGGCGGCTGGCGGAGCGGCCGACGTCCTTGTCGAAGACGCCGACGATCGGGAAGCTGTGCCGCTCGCAGAGGTCGCGGCCTTCGTGGAGCTGCCCGTCGACGGAGCGGCCTTTGCCGGTGGGGTCGTGGCTGTTGCGGCCGTAGAGGAAGGCGTTGAAGGTCTCGCCGGGGTAGACCAAGTGCAGGTATGCGGGGTCGACGGGCATGCGTTCACGATAGCGGCAGACCATAACCCCTGACAGGGTTTCTATGGATAGAAGTCAGCTAGAGGGTTATGGTCACTCGTTGGAGTCGTTGCTGATCAGGTGACCGTTATCGCCAGGGGGCTGCTGCGAGAGTTCGTCGATCATTCGCATGGCGTCGTCGAGAGCGCCCCGGAGGCGCTCGACGAGGAGAACCAGGGCGGCGGGTTCCATGCCTGCGAGGTCGGCGGCTCGTGCGTCGTCGAGGTCGCGGCGGGCGAGAGCGAGGCGTGTGAGTTGTGGTCGGTCCAGGCGTGGGCGCGCTGGGTCGGGTGTTTCGTTGCGGGGCTGCACGGTTCTCCTGAGGTCCGTCGGCTGACGGTAGTGCTGATGAGTGTATAGACCAACGGAATTCACTCGAACGAGTGAGCGAGTCCGGGCGGGGAAGCGCCCCGCACGGCGGGCCCATCAGGCGGCCATGCGGGGCGCGCGGTTGTCGCGAGGGGTCAACCGCCAGCGGCGCCTAACAAGATCACAAAAAGCCTCACTGCTGATGCTGACACAAGATCGTCTTACCTACAGCGTTTAGGGGGTGCCCCGAGAGCTACCCGAGGAGTCGGTCCTCAACCACCGGCGTGCGCTCGGATTGCGAATCTCGCAGCTCAGATATGCGGCAGACCTCACGCAAGACCGGGTTGCCGATCTGGCGGACATCCCCCGCTCTACCTACCAGCGCATCGAGGCCGGCCTGTCCGATCCCCGCTTCGGCTGGCTGCTGAGGATCGCCGCCGCCCTGGACGTCACGATCGCCGACCTGGTCGCCGAGTAGGTGCCGCCCGGGCGCCGGGCTGGATGGCGCGCGGGCGGCGGGGACGGCCGCCGCCGGGGGAACGACGACCGCCCAGCTCATATGGCCATCCCGGCCGCATCACACACGGGAGCTCCGCCCGGGGTGCGGTCCGGGCGGGGCTCCCTCATAGGGCGATGACGAGTCGCCGCAGCGGTGTGCCGGGCCTATCCGGCGGCGAGCTTCACCAGGAAGTCGGCGTTGGCGGCCACGTCGTGGCCGAGGAGCACCGAGTGGTGGGGCAACTCGCCGA